TATTTTGTGACTATAAATTAGTCTTTCGATAACAATTACACGCCCTCCAGTTTAATATTAATACGATCCCAGTCAATGATTTTCCATTGATTGGCTAGGTATTTTGCTTTGTCTGCTCGATAATCAATGTTGAACGCATGTTCCCACCAATCTATAAGCAACAATATATCTTGTTTAATTTCGTGATTGACGATGGTTTTGATCTTACCGTCTTTACTTAGATAAATCCAACCGCTGCCCTGTATCTTCATAGCGGAAGTTTCGAATGTTTCTTTGAATTTGTCCCAACTCTTGTAGTGTTTTTCAATGAACTCTAGTATAGCACCACTAGGAGTTGCCGCTTTTGTAGGGTTGGAATTGGGCAAAATAGATACTATGTAGGAAAGCACCTGCTTCGTTGAAGTTATGATCGCCTTCACCTCGGTTAAAACGATCGACATAGGCTTTATAAAGTGTTCCGTAGTGGTAATCTATAGATTCTTTGCTGAGACTAGGGTCGAGGGCACTCCTTGAATAGTCTAGCTCTATTTGAACTAGATCGCTAGGATCGCGCCCTTCGGCAATAAGTTTGATAAAATTATACATTTCTTCTCAGTCTTGTATAGATATTTATCGGTAAAAATTAAATCTTGAGAACACCTGGGAAGCGTTCGCCGCCATCCTTGATAGCAACCAGCCAAGCTACAGTTACACAACTATTCATATTCTTCATCCAATCGTTGGGGAAGAAAGTTTCTCTGCGGAATTCTTGGAAACGAATCGAGTAATTGTCGATAAATCGTGCTAGGTAAGCATCAGTATAATAAAGGAAACTATTCTCGTTCCAGTAGCTGACATGAGTAGGATCTTGGAAAGCGCCACGTCCGTCTGTGCTAGGAACTTCGATAAATGCCCATCCGCCGTGTGCTAAGACACGATGTATTTCGCTCATGATCTTTGTTTTGTCATGCAGATGCTCAATGATGTGGCTGGCATTGAGCACACCTACTGAATTATCGGGCAGGGGAATACCGTCATTTAAATCAGCTAGCACATCAGCATCTGATCGAAGATCTACAGTGTAATATCCGGGATAAGGGTTCAATCCACCGCCAATATCTACATTCATTAGTCCTCGTAGTTGTGAATCACGCTCGGCTAGTTGTCTAGCATACTGCTGCATTAACTCTACGGTCCTAGTTTGAATACGCTGGTTGCGTTCATTCATAGAAGTATTAACACCTGTAATTCTATAGATATACAATACTTTCTTTATTTGTACCATTTTGGTTGTTAAGTATGTACGGATACACAGATCGTGGTCCTCGCATACATAAGCATCGTCACTATAACCGCCAGCAGCATAGTATGCTTCACGACGCCATGATCTAACATGATCGGGCGAAAACCAAATATAGGCCAATGCTTGACTAGTAGGGGCAAACGAGTGCATGGCCAGCAGGTCTCTTCCTCTGAAATTATATGTTTCATAAGACCATCCGTTTTCTTGATTGTAAGGACGGAACGGTTTTTCCGGATCCATATCGAACATGGCATCATCACTATAAACAAATCCTACTTCGTTGTCCTGATAGGCTAGGTTTAATTCTTCTAGGCAATCAGGAGTTAACAGGTCATCGTGATCCACTTCTACAAATACATCACCTGTACAAGCATCGCAGGCCATGCGTTTGATCATTCCGATATTGATAATTTTTACTCGAGTATCAAGCACTTTTACTCGAGTATCATTAAAAATTGCATCCGGAATTTCTGCAGGACTGCATTTGTTGTTAGTATAAATTACCCATTCCCAATTGCCATATGTTTGTGCAACTAGGCTTTCGTAGAGTTCTAATAAAAATGGAATATTGTTAGGGTCGTGTTCGCAGGTAAAGATGCTGAATTTTAAATTGTTCATATTAATCAAAGAAGAAAAGATGGACTAGTCTACCATCGTTGTTATTTTGTCCGAAGTAAGTACCAGCAGAATGAATGCTTTGTGCATCCATAATGACTAATCTATTGTAGACATTACCTGCAGAATCCACAGTGTCAAACTTGGTAGCATCTAAAAACCCGCCAGTGAATGCTTGTTTGATTCCTAGGTCATCTGCTCGCATGGATCCTGATACATTTGAACGATGAGTACGAGTTCCGCTTTGTAGTGGAGCATCAGGAGTAAGATAGATCATAGCTGCCCACTTTTGTAGGTCATGATGATATACCTGCGGATCGTTTGCTGTGGTAATTTGAAAACACCCGTTGGGACTATCGGGAGCAAAATTATTAATTTTCTCTCCAATGATATTTTCAAAAGCTTCTACAATTCCCGGAGGATGATATGCTTCAGTTGACCTAATGCCTTTATAAAATCTTATATCGGCTGCGTAGTTAACGCCTAATGCAAATCTTCTAACACTGTGGGGATCGGAATAAAAGTTATCTACAATGAATAACTTCTTAAGGGGGTTGGGATTAATTTCTAACATAACACTCGCTTTTTATGTAGTGATATTTAGTGATGGTTAAATACTAGTATAATTTTTTTACGTAAAGGAATTTGTATCATGGAAATTATCATTGGAATTATTGTTTTCGCAGCCTTGGCCTACTTCATCTTTGTTCGTAAGTCTGCAACTAAAACAGCTGAATCTACAGCACCTTACAAACTTGAAACTCCTGCTCCTGCAGAACAAGTTAAAGAAGTTGTTGCTGAAACAGTTGCAGAAGCTGCTCCGATTGTTGAAGCTGCACCAGTTGTAGAAGCTGCACCTGCTAAGAAAACTCGTAAGCCACGTACTCCTAAAGCTGCTCCTGCTGAAAAGCCAGCTAAAGTTGTCAAAGCTAAAGCTGCTGCTCCTAAGGCAAAAGCACCTGCTAAGGCACCTGCTGCTAAGAAGCCAGCAGCTCGTACTGCTCGTTCAAAGAAGGTTTAATTCTTTAGCACGTAAGAAAGCCCCATTAAGGGGCTTTTCTTTTCTCTGAGTTTAAAGAACACCTAATTGTTTAGCATATTCAGCAAGAGCAAATGAACCAAGGTTCTTTGACTTGCATTCACACATTATATCAAATTGGTCTAAGAATCCTAATGCATATTCATTGGCAGCAATATTCCAATAGAAGTCCGAATGAGCACGTAACTTTTGTCGCTTGTAGCCAGATTCGATCAAATGTAGATAATCAGGTAGTACAGAAACTGAATGATCCACCAAGTAATCTGTCCTGCTAAGAGAATAATGGCAAGTAGGCCGCACCCCACGCCAACTATCAACGATCTTTTGAACCATAGGATCATTGTGTCGGAGGTATTCTCCTTCATGCAGCCAATGGTGATGCAGGTCAACTGTGATAGGAACCAAATCACTAATAGATAAACAATCACTAAGTCCATAACTAATCTCCTCGTTTTCGATGGTAATGCAATTTCTTGCTTCGGGCGTAAGTTTAGAATAGGCCCTACGGATGCCTTCGGGGCCTTCACGGCCGCCAATATGTATGTTAATTTTAAGATCTTGGAATGTTTTACCATAGCCCATCCAACGAGCCATGTCAGTGTGATACTCAAATTCTTCTATAGAGCGTTGGACAATCCCCGGATTGTTACTAGCCAGGACAGTATATTGGCCAGGGTGGAAGCTAAGACGCACATTGAAGCAACGAGCTGTATCGCCGACTTCTCCAAAGTGCTTTTCGCAGTAAGCAACAACGTCCGGGCGTAGCCAAAAATACTTCCAATCATCGTGAGTATAAACAGGAAGTATATCACTGCTAATCCGTACCATGCGTAAATGTTGATCAAGTGATCCTACTCTTTCTACCAACTTGCGAGTTGATTCAATGTTTTGGACCATGAGGTCCCACAGACGTTGTTCGGCTTCTTCTACAGTTTGGCGGTTAAGCCAGGACACTGTAGTACTACCGGTATTGTATTGTTTGGCATCATCTGTGGCTTTGATGCCATCTACCTGTTCTGCATGATCGATCCATTTGCAACAAAACCCCAGCCGTTTAATAGTCATATTTTATCCATTTACAAGCAAACACATAAATATATTATACAACAAAATTTGAAAAGAATCAACCCTAATGGCAAATATAATTAAACAATCCAAAAGAAAGTTCCATATTGTTTATCAGACTACTAACATCATAAACAATATGATTTATGTAGGAGCACACTCTACAGATTTATTAGACGACGGATACATTGGGTCTGGCCATCGAATTACGATGGCTGTAAATAAGTACGGTATTAAAAATTTTAAAAGAGATATCCTTCATATATTTGATACTCCGGAAAAAATGTTTAATAAAGAAGCTGAGATCGTAAATGAAGAGTTCTTAAAAAGATCCGATGTATATAATATAGTCGAGGGAGGCTTTGGCGGTTATAATAAAGGAACTACTGGCCTTAAACATTTACACCATCCGGAATCTGGAAAAAGGTGTGCCGTTCACCCTAATGCCATTCCTAGTATGCTACAGGAGGGATGGGTAATCGGACGAAATATGTCTTCTACATCTAATACTGTCTGGGTATTTAAAGATGACGAAAAACGAATGATAATGCCCGCTGAATTACAAAATTATATCGATATCGGTTGGAATAAGGGGCTTCCTAAATCGCCTACGCATGGAAAAGTTTGGATTTTTCATCCCGAGTCAGATGAATATAGTTTGTGTGAAATTAATGAACTTTCAGCGAAATTATCTGCTGGTTGGATTAAAAAGAAATGGGCTCCTGTTAAAAAAGGAGCCGCATGGGTAAACAATGATGTTGATAATCTTCGAATTTCTAAAGACGAACTGGATAGTTATATTTTTAAAGGTTGGAAGAAAGGAATGATTACAACCCGTTGGTCTTAATCATTAATTACTTTCTGTTCTAATGTACACATCGTCATAGTATTATTTTACACGATCTTACGAAAATAGTCAATGGTTTTAACTAGGCCTTTGTCTAATTTAACTTTCGGTCCCCAATCTAATAACGCCTTGGCCAGTGTAATATCGGGTTTACGCTGTTTTGGATCATCTTTGGGTAAATCCATAAAGACAATCTTGCTTTTACTTTTAGTTAATTTGATGACCTTTTCAGCTAATTCCTTGATAGTGAACTCACCAGGATTACCGATGTTGACTGGTTCATGATAGTCACTGTCCATCAGTGCCATCATACCGTCTAGGTTATCTTCAAAGTAGCAAAAACTACGAGTTTGATCGCCTTCGCCATAGACAGTAATGTTTTCGCCACGTAGAGCCTGCACAATAAAATTACTGACCACACGTCCGTCACCTTCGGCCATTCTGGGACCATAGGTATTAAAGATACGCATGATTTTGGTATTAACTCCGTGCTTTCGGTGATAATCCATAAACAGAGTTTCTGCGGCACGTTTGCCCTCGTCATAGCAAGAGCGAATGCCAATTGGATTTACATTACCCCAATAACCTTCAGGCTGTGGATGTACAGTTGGATCGCCGTAACACTCGCTAGTACTAGCCTGCAGGATTCGAGCACCAGTACGTTTGGCCAATCCTAACATATTGAACGCACCAATCACTGATGTTTTCATTGTTTGAATCGGGTCATGTTGGTAGTGTTGTGGACTTGCTGGACAGGCAAGATTATAAATCTCATCTACTTCAACATATAACGGGATACAGATATCTTGTCGAATAACTTCAAAGTTTGGAAACTTGAGCAGGTGTTCAATGTTCTTCTTACTACCTGTAAAGTAGTTGTCTACACACAGAACATGATGTCCTTGTTTTACCAATCGTTCACTAAGATGTGATCCGAGAAATCCGGCACCGCCGGTTACTAATATTTTTTTCATTTTGGGGCTCTAATTAATTCTGGACTATATTGTGGTAATGCCTTATTTGAATCTTTGTCTTTGGCATTTTCTAATTTGGCAGTTCTTGCTCGAAGTTCGCTAGAACTATAGTCGTGCTGTCGTTTATGATAGTATAATTCAATACCGTTATTCATACACCATTGCTTGCCTGTAAAATCTCTATTTAAATATTCTTCACTTAAAAATCGAATATCAATCTTTTGTGTCATTAGCAATTGTAATAAATCGTATTCGGTTTCGTAGATAAGAATTTCATCTACATACTTGCAGGCTTGTAATTGGACATAGCGTTCATAGGCACTTTGTACAGGTTTATTTTTGGTACCCGGACGATCAATTGTAGGATCGATCTGTAGTGCCACAATCAAATAGTCACAGAGTTGTTTCTCCATTTTGAGCATGGTCACATGCCCGGCATGGAGTAGATCAAAACTACTACAATTAAACCCGATTTTCATTTTATTGATTCCAATGACGTATAACACCTGCTACAATAAAGCAGTTGGTTAAAATATATGATAACACAATTACGGTACGAACGCAAGCAATTCGATCAGATTCTTTGTCTGTGCTGCCTGCTTTTTCACCTAGAGCCTTGGCCCATAGTCGCCAAAGTTTATCTACCATACTTCTTTTTTATTTTTTTTAATGTGCGTTCTGCCATAGCACCGCTGGGATGATCTTTATACATACGAGCGATGTCGTCTAAGGCAGTCCACATGAGTTCGTGTTCGTTTTCTATGGTGTAGACACGATTACGCAAATTACTAGCATCTACTACGCTGATAATGCCTGCTACCAAGCGGGCCAGTAATCGTGCCAAGTCCATACATTAAGCGAACAAGTCCTCGTTCCACTCGCGGTGACCTTCACGGAACGCCATATTGGCCTGTGTCTCACGAACTTCTACACGATAGCACCATAGACGTTGTTCTAACCTTGCGTTAAACATTTTTTAATCCTATTCTACTATAACCTAACTTTGACTTGAGTTCCCTGCTTTTCTTCTCTGGTTTCCATGCTCTAGGATCAACTGTTTCGCCTGTGAGTTCATAACGAAAGTCTGGATCGTAAACCATATAGCCCAACTTGTTCCATTTGATTACTCCATCGTCAAATAGAAAAATACAACCACGACACATACAGAAACTGGCACCATTGTCGCTCATTACATTTCCATTAACTGTGCCAACATATTTGACTACATTGCCCTGGTGCATTTCTCTTAGTGCTTGGTAATAATCAATCATTCTTCAACTCCAAAAACAAACTTGATACGGTTGGCAACTACCTTGCCATCATATCGTGTGTCGTTGGCAACATCTAAACATTCGTTGATGATTAGTTCAGCAAACTTAGCCAAACGGATCTTATCCCATTCTTGAATTTTGAATCCATCTTTGGGATCAAATTGATATGTTTTATCGGCAGATAAGTTAGCCTGTTCGGTAAGTTGTTTTATCTTCTGTTCGTTCATAGGTAATAATATTCCTTGTTGATTGATTATACAACAATTATAGAACTTTTGTCAATAGGATTGGGATAAATAAAAGTGTAGTTCGCGGAAGTGGAATTCCCAACTACTCTAATGTTATAAGGCAACATCAGCATGAATATTTATACATCAACCAAAGCGATGCCATATGTTTATATGTGTGTCAATAAAACAACCAATGAGTTCTATATTGGTTACAGAGTCAAGAATGTTAAGTTAAACAAACCATCGCATGTAGACTTCCCGGAATATAGAACATCTTCTAAAATTGTAAAACCAAATTTTGATAACTTCACTTGGCTCATCCTTGCGGAATTTTATGACCATGATTCTGCTTATGATTTTGAACAATCACTCATAAACGAACACTGGAATAATCCGTTGTTGATGAACACAAACTGTCATTATGGAAAGAAAAGATTTAGGGTTAAATCTCATTCTTCTGAAACTAAACAGAAAATATCAAATGCTCAAAAAGGAAGGCCAGGAAGAGCCCAATCAGACGAAACCAAACAAAAAATTTCTAAATCGTCAATCGGTAGAATTAAATCAGTGGAAGAATGCAAAAATATTTCCAAAGGTAAAATGGGAAAGTGTCGGGCACCTATGACGGAAGAAGCAAAGAAAAAGATTTCAGAATTTCAAAGAGGGAGACTGAAAGGGCCAATGACTGATGCACAGAAAAGAAAAATTTCTAACTCTAAAAAAGGATCAGTTCCGCCTAACAAAGGAAAACCAATGTCAGACGAAACTAAACGAAAAATTTCAGAAACTAAACGGTTGAAAGCGTTAGAAAAATCGTTACTTAAATAAATTCACCATCTTCGCGGTGACCTTGGCGATAAGCCATATTTGATGGAGTTTCTCTGACTTCAACTTTTGAACACCAAACACGGTCTGCTTCAGACTTACCGCAACTTGGCAAGAAGATAGTATTCACATACTCGTATAGAAAATCAGCAATGCCCTCGCATCCTGTCTTTTCTACTTCTGTAATTTTTGCCAAACCTAATTCACCTAACTGCTTGATGGTATCATAGTGAGGATCATCTTGAGCCAATAGTAGAACATGATCGAAGTGTTCTTCTAAAAAGTCCTTAAGTGGGCGTAAACCACCATAGTCAAAACACCAATTACGAGCGTCAAGGTCATCACACTCAAATTCAAATTTGAATGATAGTGCGTAACCATGGACGAGATTACAATGACTGTCGGCCCTCCATTGACGATATGCCACTGGGGCTAAATGTGAATATTCTTTTGTTGATATAAATTTTTTAGACATGCTTTTTCTCCTATGTTAATTATAGCATAGGCGGCGGAGTTTGTAAAGCGGGACGATGCCGATAGACCGCTGTTGAACTATTTAAGTTCCTTAATATCTTGTTTGATTTTTTTAAGTTCGACGGATATTTCATCAATCATATCCAACTCTTTACGACGACTACACACAGTTTGTGCCAATGTATACGCAAATAAACTCCAACCTAATAAACCACCTGTAAATAAAAATGCCAATATAATTAATTGTGCCATAATGATTCTCCCATAAGCGTAAGTATTTACATAAGGATATGGGAGAATTTAACTACCTGTTATCGACTTTCCACAATCTTATCACAGAGACCATAGGCCAAGGCTTCTTCAGCACTCATGAATGTATCGCGATCCATGTCTCGTTCAAAGTCCTCATAGGTCTTACCTGCTGTATTATGTTTAACATACAATTTGGTAAGCATAGTTTTCATTTGAGTGATTTCTTTGTATTGGATTTCAATATCACTTTGCATACCACGAGCACCACCACTGGGCTGATGGATCATATGACGACTGTGTGGTAACATATAACGCTTGCCTGGAGTACCTGCCTGTGCTAGGAAACTGCCCATTGAACAACCTTGCCCAATAACATATGTGGCCACATCAGGTTTAACAAACTGCATGACATCGTAAATTGCCATGCCGCTGGTAATAACACCACCGGGACTGTTGATATAAAAGTGAATATCTTTTTCACTGTCAGCACTTTCCAAATGTAGCATTTGTGCTACAACAAGACTGGCACTGGCATCATCCACTCCGCCATTTAAAAACACAATTCGCTCATTAAGCAAGCGACTAAAAATGTCAAATGCTCGTTCGCCTTGACCGGTCTTTTCCACTACCATTGGTACTAACATATTATTCTCTTTCATTTAAAAATCATCATTTAATACTGGATTATTTGAACTCAATCCAGCAATAATTTGGAATCGTTCCCATGCTTCTTTTACAGCAGGTCGAGATTCGAGTTCTTCCTTAGGTAAACTTGCTTCTAACCAGTAATAAGGCAAACGAGCAACATTAGCACCAAACTGACGAGGCTGATGTAGTCTACCAGTCTCATAAAGTTCAATACTTATTTCTCGGAACTTTTCTTCGTCCTCGTCTGCGTAAGATGTCCACTCAGGATTGCTCCATGGACTATAACCATGGTAGCCTGACCAAATGCTGGCCCACTCCTCGTCAATAGTTGGATTGAAATCTGTGCGGGCAATAATCACCAACACATCTCCAACATTGACTTTACCATCCACGATGTCGCGAACGCATCGGCTATAACTAAGACCTATACGCATTTATGCTCCATTAGGTGAATCAAACATTACTTCTGCCCTAGCCTTCATGCCTTCGGGATCACGTTCAAACTCTTCCATCATGGTTCGAAGTGCTTCTTCAATAAACGCATTGAAAGTCATATCACGCTTGTGCGCTTCTTTCATATACAACAGCAAGTCCTCTTCCGGAATATCTAACTCCATTTGGACACGAGTATCATAGTCCTTACCATCCTTGATGGCACGGGCCTTTTCCATAAAGTCTGTATCCACATCCAAGTCAATCCATTTTGTACCATCCCAAGCCTTTTCACCTGCTTGGACTTGATCCTTATATGAAGGATGAACTAAACGATAAGCACGATTGCGTTGATAATCGCAGGCTTCGACTTGGTAAACGACTTGTGTCTTGGTATCAAACACAATGTCAAAACTATAACCATCTTGAGTCCCGCTCCAAGAGTTTAGGCTATAGGCATCGGGACTAAAGGCATAATAGTCGTTGCCTTCGGTGATCTTATAATCTACCAATTCCATAAATGTTTTAAGACTCAGCATGTTGTTTCCTTATGATCATTAATACCAAAATGTTGTTTAACTAATTTTACAGCACTTCTTCGAGTGCAGTCAACTATACTTTTATCAAAAGTTGTGTGCTTACACTGCTTCCCACTTTCTTTGATCAGTTTAATACAATCTTCTACAACAAGTTCCGTTAACTTCATAATAGAATCTCGATCATATTGATCCATACTATCCCAGCAACCTTGTGCTGTCAATCCTGCCTTATACATCAAATCTTCTAAATTATTGTTCATTTTTGTAATTCTTTCAATTTAGCTTCAACTTCACGCCTAGACCAATGGTAAAAGATAGTCCTGTTATTTTGATCAACAATAGACCAATAATCGAGCATACAGCCGGGAAACTTTACTTGGACTATACGATAAGTATCAATATCGACTTCCTGGTTGATTTGGTTCATTGCTGTTGGTACACGCTAAATTATGATCTGTTGATTTTGGGCAACGCTTATTGCCGCATATTGGACATACAATAAAAGTTGACATGGTAATAGGCCACCCATTGTGGTCTTTTACTTCTTTCAAACAATTATAGCAGCCGCATTGATCCTTGTCAAGTGTTCTCATCGTCTTTTATCACTTCCATCTGGCCCAATTCTATCTTTGTCTAGAGGATCATCATCCCACTTGTCGCCTTTGTCTTCTCGTGTATTAACGATATAGACCTGTTCGGCAACTGGTGGACTTTGATCCTCATCGTTGGTTTCATATTGATTAGAGTATTTGGTAATACTAAAAATCAAAGCCACTGCAAACAAAATCGAATAGAGCGTACTCATATATTAATCCGTTTGTACATCTAAAATTTTACTATCTTGGAAAACATAGTAAAGGTTAAATTGATGAAGATGTGCCCAAATACAATTGTTTCCTGGTGCAAGGCTATACCTCGTATAGCCCCGCTTTTCCAAATCTTCACATACTAGCATTACTTCCAAAGGATTTAAGCTAGGATCTATACGATTCATTTGTATACTTTCAGGATAACAGTATCTTCACCAAACCGACCATTCAACAATGTGTCTGTGGTCTTAATCTTACCAAACCAAGTTTCAAAACGTCGTTGTGTATTTTGATCCTTGAACTCTTTCAACTGCTCTAATGGCTTACGCAGAGTGCGTTGAACGCTCATTGCGGTAAAGTTCATCAAAGTAGTTCCCTTAACACCGAGCCCATCTGCATTGGTAGCAATATAGTAGCCCAATTTACGAGTCTTGTTGTTAAACACCACTACACCTTGAGCACCAATGATCTGTGCTGGCGGAACACTAACAATGCCTAACTTGTCATCACGCACCAAGAACTTCAATTTGGCAACCAACTTGTCTGCAGGCACAGCCTTTTTAGCACGTGGCTTCTTGAGCACTTTAGCTTCTGCGGCAATCTGTTCACAAGCTGAAGCAATACCTTCGTAAAACTCGATCAACTTCTTAACATTCTTGCGACTAGCAAACTTATAACCTTCACGCAACTGCTCATCGGCATTGCCGCTGGACAATTCCTGCAATTCTGCCAACCCACGAGCAAAGAATGATTTGATATAACGAGCCTGAGCAGCCTTGGCACCCTTGCCACGCAACAAACTGACCAACTTGATTGACTTTGGATCAAATGCTTCTGGATCCATAATCCAACTGTCGATGGCAGCATCGATCTCGTCGCTCATGGCCACTGCCTGCTCACGAATACGATCTTGGATATTTGGAGTAGGAACAGCAACTTTAACAGTCTTATCTACTACGACTGTTTCAACATCATACTGTCCTGCATCCAAAATAGCGGCAATTTCGTTTTTCAACCATGCAACTGCACTCTTACCGTTGTTAAATCCTTCTTTAACATCTGGCATGCCTTTGATCAAGCAGGATGCAATAGCACCCATGGTCAAATGGCAGCGCCAATCTTTGGTCTTCTTAAAGTCTTGGATTTGATCTTTGTCGTAGCCATTACGGGCCATCCAATCAATGACCTTGACTTTCAAATCTTTTGCTGAAGTTTCCAAATTGTAATACTTCATAGCATTACGGAAATGGGTAGCGTATTCTGCCGGAGTCATATCAGCAGCACCATCCCAACTTGGAGCGTGGTCGCGTTTAGCATTCTCACGGATGCTAACACTAGTAATCTTTTTTGCTTTGGGCTTGATTTTAACCCCTGCTACTGTTGCCAATTTCTGCTCCTATGTTGTTAAACAATGTACTTATTATACAGGAGAGCAGGAGCAAAGTCAAGTGGATTTACCAAATAGTTTGCCAATTTCTGGAGGCACCCATGCTGATTCCATACGTTCCGGATGCCAAACTACTCCTGCTAGATTACCATCTATCCAGGCCTCGCAGTGATTATCATTATCTACTGCTAATATTTGAGTATTGCTCGGTAATGTATTAATATAATATCTATGATAACTATTAACTATATGTTCGGTATTATTATAGATTACCGAATGTTCAACACCATCTCGGTGTCCTTCTTTTTTATTAACAGTTCCGCCGAGAAACTTTGTTAATAAGAAACATCCGTGGCATATTCCAATAACGGGTTTACCTAGTTTCATCATACTGATTATCATTCGGCGTTCAGTCTTACGACGAATTAATCTATTATCTCCGCCGGTGATAATATAACAATCAACAGAATGGGCAATAGCATCAAAATCTTGATCTAAATGGTTTGGCACAAAGGTGAGTTCATGCTCGTCAAGATACTTATACCATGCATTTTCAATTGCATCGTATATCTTACCTTGTCGTTCAATTGTGCGTTTACTCAATGCGATTTTCAATCGTCTTCCCATTCAACAGGTATCCAACCTAATTTCTTTAGGTCTTCTTTGATCTCATCAGTAACATGTCCTTCTGGAACGTGTCCTGTACTTATTCCTTCTTCGTCGTGCATTATACCCGAACAGTACCAATCAATGTAATCGCCCTTTTCCAACATGTCAGCAACAATGCCGCCGGCACTACGCCAAGAGCACGACCAACGCTGATTCTTCAATATAGGCATAACATCCAATTTTTGGAACTGCATATTACACATGGCCGCATACAGGTTTTGAGCATAGATTTCGCTAGCCTTGACCTTATCACAGATCCATTTGGTACTACGAAGATCGTACTCTAGGTTGTCTTTTTGCCACTCGGGATTTTTAAGATTTTCTTCATCCTGTTCTCGCCAAGTTTTGAACATCTCAATATATTCTTCCATAGGTTCTAGACCTTCTTCGGCACGACGTTTAATATGACTTTCCATTTGGAAAGTATTACGATCAGGACTTTTTGCCACCATTACCATATACCTCAGATGCTGTTGCTATATTACTACGCTTTGCAATCAGTGTCAACACATCTGGATCGTTTGCTTGATCCTGGTAAGGTGCAAACAATGCCTTGCCTCTAGGGTCTGTTGTAAGATCAGATGGTGTCAAATAGTATACTGCTAGACTTTGACGAGCAACACCGTTGGGACAGGTTAAATCTGCAGGCAACCCGTGCCATGAATTTTGAGTAGTATCAAAGATTACTGCCCTGTTGAATTTATTTTCAACGACGCCAACTCGTTCTCCGGGTTGATTGGTTTCGGAATTATGAGACCACAGCTCTAGACCACCGCCCCAAGCAGGGTCCCAATCGGGAGTCATATATACAATTAAATTAAAATTACGCTTTAATCCTAATTTAGGATGTATGCTGTAATCCAAATGTACATTTAGTTTTCCATTTTTGGTATGAGCATGCCAACCACCGCCATTTAACCCGGGATCACTATATAGGTTATTGACACCTGCAATCTGCCCAATGACATTCAAGAAATCGTTGCCGCCTAGATAATTAAAGACAGAATAGGTTGTCTTTGGAAATATATTCCAATTGTTGCAGGTTTTCTTATCTTCAATGGCATTCTTATAAGTGTGCCATATATCACTATTATAAGAGGGGAAATCTTTTACAAGTTGTTGAACAATTTCCTCAGTGAAAAAATTATCAATCACAATGTGATTGAATGGCGTTCCTTGTAGGAATTGTTGATTGATAGACGACCAGTCTTGGTCATTAATATATTTTATGTCCATAGTGAATTACGGATTTTGATAAGACGAATCATCATGGCTTCATCTTCGGCTTCGTATTCTGCTTCAAGTCTGCGCAGTTCATTATGGGCTAAATCACTTGCTCGAGCCAACTCGAGCGAATCTTTTGCGCCATCCCAATTTAACCGGCCACCATTTTGTAAACGGTTAAGTTCGCAATAGGCAGTCCAACCGCTGGCATCATAGGGATCTGGACGATTACGATATGTGGTAGTCCACCATAGATACAGCTCTTTGATTTCACGAGCGGCCAATGCTTGCTGAGTAGGTTCTTCCTTCTCACCTTCTTCAATAAAATCTCGGTTAGTGAGTCCGGCGGCCCAATCTAAGTGAGCAAGTCCGGCTTCGGCGCAACGCCAGGTACGCCAACGCAACCATCCACTGCGCCACCATGGTGGGT